GAAAAAAATTTTTATTTTTTTATATGGGTGGGACCCGCCCACATGCTCTTCTCTACTTTAGAATGGTTCTAAATTAGATGCGACAATAATGTCCTTGTTATTATAGGATATTCTGTTATAACTTAGTTTCAGCCTCATTTGAGGATTTATCGCTGAAACAAAACTATAAATCCTAATGGGACCTACACCAGCAAAAGTAGGTAAGGTGATCCCCGCTCAATCGGTCAATGAGAAGTTGACTTTAGTTGCGGGGCTGATCCCTGGTCCAATTGTCAGTAGACTGCAGGTCCAGTGTGATGAACACTGGCGTCAGTTGGACCTGGGATCAGTTGTGATTACAGGCCTAGCAGCAAGCAGAAGCTGTAATTGAGAATGTTAGGTTGAGCGACAGCTGGTCAGGGCTAGTGTGCGCCTTCGGGCGCAAGCCCGTTTTTATTTTTTAGGGTGGGTCCCGCCCACAAGCTCTTCTCTTTTTTCTCGGGTGGGTCCCGCCCACAAGCTCTTCTCTGTAATATATACCACCATCCCCAGCCGCCGTCCAAGTGTAAAGGATATTGTAGGATATGTCAAGAAGTTTATTTATATTTATTTTGATCGCGGCCCTTGCATTATGTCCTATAATATCCTATATAAGATTAACTAATGAAAGGAATACAGAATGAATACAAAACAATTAGAAAAAGAAATAATAAAAGCATTACAGATTAATTCTAATGTTGATTGGTTAACAGTTGATCCTAATCAAGAATTTAAAGATTTAATTAAATTTGTTAAAAAATTATTTAAAGAGCATAACAATGGACACTAAAAAAGCATGGGATCTAGTTGGAGGCTTAAGCAAGCCCGGCAAGATGCCCGGATGGGCAATTGGAATTCCTGCTGCTGAATGCAACACCGGATCCAAATTGCGATTAATACCCGATTCAGTTTGCAGTACCTGCTACGCGTTAAAAGGCTGCTATGTTTTCAAGGTTGTGCAGGATGCTCAGTATAGAAGGCTGAAGGCTCTTAAACATAAATTATGGGTCTATGCGATGGTGACCCTGATCAACTCTAAAAAATCGGATGTTTTCCGTTGGCACGATTCAGGCGACGTTCAAGACCTCGAACACCTTCGAAAAATTTTTGAAGTTTGCAGACAGACGCCGACTAAGCGCCATTGGATGCCGACCAAAGAAGCCTGGATAAAAAAATACCTGAAGGAAAAACCAGCTAACCTGGTGATTAGATTGTCTTCAAGTATGATCAATCAGCCTGGTATTAAAAGCTGGCCCAATACATCTACAGTGGTGACTACTAAAGCAACATGTCCAGCACCGCAGCAGGGCGGGCAATGTCTAGACTGTAGACGATGCTGGAACCCAAAAATTAAGAATATTAGTTATGGCCAGCATTAGATCCAAACATAACAATCTATTAAATTATTTTATTTGCGATCACAGGCATCTATCTAAGGCCTACGTCCGCAAGTGTGAAAAATTCCTGAGCAGACGGCCTCTTAGCAATGCCAGCGAATCTCGGAATAGCAAGAGGGTTGGTCGTATTCCACCAGCCCTCAAGCAGAAATAAAAAAATAGGGTGGGTCCCGCCCACAAGCACGCACCACAGTCCGCAGGCCGCAAGCCACAGGCCGCAGGCCGGGGTGGGTCCCGCCCACAAGCTCTTCTCTCGAGCCGCGACACTTTGACCGTTGACATTTGTCCTATAATATGTAGGACGCTAAATGTTTTGTAGAAATTTAAAGCTTGACTCCATATCCGTGGCACATGGATCAGCCTTCCCCTTAATTAAATCTTCTATATACCTTCCCTCATAAAGTTTTATGGCTAAAGGACCGAGGGTCTTTAGCATGATGAAACTATTGTTCGGATGAGTCAAATGAAAGCCAATTTGGTGCGGAGAGAATCGAATTTTTTTAGCCAAACTTAACTTAAGTTCTACAGTGAAAAAGTGACCAGA